GCATTTGGAGATTAGTACCAAAAATAATCTCATCCAATTTACCCCAATTCTCAATAACTTCATCATCAGGTGCCATTGCATCGACTTTTGGTTTAGTTGGAGCACCCGAATTCACAGATGTACTACCTCCTCCCTGACCACCTGCGCTGTTAAGAGCTGCAGAGAATTTATTTTGGATAGCCGTCAGTTTACTATTGATGCCTGTGCTCTCTAATATTTTTTGAAGCCCGTAATCGAGAGCGTTCTTAGCATTCTCCATTGCGTTGGCTGCTGACTCTGAAAATGTAGTCTCAGGCATTTTCATATAATCGATGTATGCCTGTTTGGCATTTTTAGTATTCGTTTCGACGTTGTCGGCGAAGCCTGCGATTGCGTCATTTATTCCAGCAATCTCGGATACCCAATTTCCAACGTCTATCCCAAATAATGAGGCAATTTGCCCAATGCCTGTATTACCAATAAACATCTCCATTAAGCTTCTAAATACCTTCAATACTTCTACCCCAAGTGTTTGGAATAGTACAATTGCTTGTTGAACTTTAAAATCCAAGTAGGCAGTGAATTTACCCCAGTTATCTACCCAAAACTGACCTGCTACGACCACGGCCGCTATCACACCTGCAATCAATCCGCCAATCAGCACAAACTTGCTTGCCACTACGGCTACAAAAACAGATATTGCTTTTGCGGCAACACCGAATGCAATTAATAGAGGGCCACTTGCGGCGAACAAAGCAGCAATTTTGAGAATACGAACTCTCATTTCATCACTAAGGCCTTGAATAACAGCAGCAACTGCTTGTGCTTGTTCTGCCATAGAGCGCAATGCGGGCTCCATTGTCTGCCCAAATGAAATTCCGATGTCCTTAATATTGTCATACAGCAGTCCCATTTGCTCATTAAATCCTTTGAGCTGCTTGTTTGATACGTCTTCTGTAGTACCGCCTGCGTTTCTTAGTTCAGCCTCATACTCCCGTATTGCATCTGATGTTCCTAACAATGGCAGTATCATTCCTTGGACCCTGGCTGTAAAGCCTATGGATTCCAAGGCTGCTGTGCGCTGTTGGTCAGTCATGCCCTCAAGTGACGTTTCCAAATTCTCAATAATGTCCGCCAGGTTCCTCATTTTGCCGTTAGAGTCAAATACTTGTAACCCTAATAAGGACATCGCTTCCTTATTGTTATTGGCAGCCTGCGTCATTAACCTAATAATACGGGAAAGTCCGGTACCTGCAATTTCACCTTTAATACCCTGATCTGCGAATGCGGCAAGTACAGCAACACCTTCTTCAATATCTTTGTTAAACGATTTGAGAGCGGATCCTGCTTCTCGTGTGAGTGACGTACTAAACTGCTCAACGGATGCGTTGGCAAGTGCGTTTGCTTTTACAAGTACATCAGTCACCCGTGTCAAGTTACTCAGGTTTTTACCTGCATCTTCAGACGTGAGTCCTAATGCAGATTGGGCGTCCGTTGCCAAGTCTGTTGCAAGTGCCATATCAAACATACCCGCTTGGGCGAACTTGGCAACTTGAGGGAGAGCGGCAATAGACTGTTCTGCATCCAATCCTGCTGAAGCTAAAAAGAAGTAGGAGTCCGCGGCCTCTTCTGCGGATAGTGTCATTGTACGACCGACGTCTCGTGCCGCCATTTGCATTCTTCCTTCCATCGCGGCAGAAACATCACCCATAATGGCTAAAGACTTAGACATAGAAGCATCAAACTTGCCAAACTCGCGAACGGCTAATCCTCCTAGTGCAACTAACGGGGCAGTGACTTTCATTGACAGTGAACGCCCCATTTGCCGGGCTTTCTGTGATACTCGGTCTAAAGATTGAGATAAGCCTTTAGCCATTTTCTCTCCACGGGATTCAACGCCTTTTAAATCCTGCTCCATTTTTTTGGCAGCCTTTTCCCATTGGGTCATGTCAGCGCCGATTTGTCCAATCAGTGCGCCTAAGTCTTTACCCGCCATTCTTGCCTCCGTTTCGTTTGTGGATATTGAGGTTGTGATTTAATGCAATCGCGGACAACATGCCTTTCATTTCAGATAGGCTTTGGATTTCTGTCTTCTTATCCTTCTCCCATCCAAACATCCAAAGGTCTCGCGGATCTTTAATCACATTTTTCGATTCTCGTCCATATGCCGTGTTGAAAATAACAACAGCAACGTTTCTTATAGTTTCACAAATAAGGTGCAAGTTGCGATCTCTGTTTGTTTCAAAATCACGAAACGCATGGTGTAGTTCTACAGGAGTGAACTCCCAATAAAACTGTGTCGGCGTAACATGAAATCGGGAAACCGCAATCCCGCACAACTTATTTAGGTCGAACTTTTCTTCGGGACTGGAGTCTTGCGCTTGGCTTGACCCTTTTTGCCCTTTCCCAAGTTCTTATCTGTTTTTTTCATTTTAGCCTCCAACTCGGCAACCTCTTCTTTAGGGAAGAACTTGTCTGAACTAAACGCTTTCATGTAGTCAGTAAAACAAAGATCGAGGATCATTTCCATATCCTCACGTTTCAAATCCAACTCCTGCTTTTCTGCAAACGCTCCTACTTGAAGAGCTGCGTACAGAATAGTTTCGTGGATAGGATCAAGCGAATCTTTTGTCTTGAATATTTCACTCAGGGATTCGCCTGTTTCCTCTTTTACTTTTTTCATGACATAGTACCCAATTCTCATTGGATACTTCTTATCGTGAATTGTTATGTATTCAACCATTGGGGCACCTTAGTTTTGATGGTTTATGTTACGATTAAACGACAGGATCGATTGAAGGAATCCCAGAAATCTCAATCGTTACGTCAACCGTAATACGATCGCCTTCTGGAATTGTCATCGGCAACTCCGTTACCAGCCCTTTGAAAGGCATTGTAGTTGCATCCGTGTCGGGCAGAACAATTCTGTAATCGACAGGATCGTCAGTATCGAAATCGTCTTTCAAAAGTGTGTACTGCGCACGGGTGAAGTTCATTGTGAACGTCACTGTACCGCCATCTCGCAAGCCACCGACTTTGTCTCGGTAGCCTTCGGAATCGTACGTTGTGATTTCAATAATATCCCGAGACATTCCTGGTCCTGAAATATTATATACGTTTGCTATTGGTGTCCAGGTACTACCGTCATCCGTTGATCTTTCAAACGCAGCACCTTGACCGCTTAGTCCTTCTGAAGGCATAATTAGTTCCTCGCTTATTTTAGTGTTTAAGTATTAGGTGTCCTTTGGACTGCAAAATTAGTAACCACTTTGGCCCTATTTTCGTCGTCCCACTCTAATAAGAATGGGCTGTCCAAAGATTCAATAACGGTGTACTTGGTTCCGTTAACTACTTGGTTTCCTATACCATGCAAAATATCAATTAAATTGGAAAGCATTAGTATTGCTTTTTCATAATTTTTAGATCTCGCACGAAGTTGGAATCCCGTGTATTCATACGTCGTTTTACTGCCGTCGGGGTTGGTTGTTCTGTTAAACAAAAACCGCCCTCCACCTGGCTGATTGAATATCGTCACGCACTCCGTGGGGGAGGCAGGCTCTCGGCCGCCAAACAAATCGGTACCAAACACCCAATCGGTATTGTCTTCAATAATTGTTTTGATATCTGTTGTTAGTGCGTTCATTAAAATCGTGCTCTGTCTGCAATTCGTTGTAACATACGGGATCGCGCATCTTGCATTGCTTGATACAGCCATCTGGCTTTGGCGCCGGGGCGTTGGAACGTAGCATCCACATTCTCATGCACAAAAACGGCATAATTAGCGGTGTATCCGAACATTACAACGGGTCTAAATGCCTTAGACATACTCTTTATTGCCGACTGGGCTGCTTGAGTCACACGTGCGTGATTTGCTTTCATACTTGTTGCGTCCTCACCCTTAAATTGTACAATGTCAATAGACGTTTCCTCTTCTCCGTTTACAGATACAGTAAACCAACTTGCTCGGAGGTTTCCTAAATCAATCGGAGTAGCGGGTTCTGCTTCTCGTTGCAATTCAATCACGGCATCAATTAGTCCTGCCAATGTACGGCCCTTCAAGCCTCGGACTTCCTGCTGGAAGTTCCGCATGAACTTGTCTACGCCTTTTAATTTGAAGTCTGCTGTTGCCATGTTTTACACGTATGCTACGAACACATCTAATTCTGAGGACATAAATAAGGGCGTCCGTTCTACCCTTCGTATTTCAAACGCCAATTCGTATTCTAACGGATCTGGCTCTATGGGTAAATCATCAATTGATACCCTCATTATAATACTCTGTTCTTGCAAGTCAATTGGTGACAGTATTTTGGCTGAACTTGTAAACTCTTTGCCGTTGTTGGCAATCTGGATTTCTGAATCCTCGTCCCAACGTACCTTAATAGGCTCGGCTGCCATAAACTTTGGTGTATTGTATCCATCCACGCCTATGAACTCCCAATATACAGCGTCCTGTACGCACACCTTTTTTATAAATTGCTTTATACCCATTAGCCTTCATTTATTGATCGGAAGAAAATACGTCTGCGGCCGATACTTGCCAACTTCCCTGTTGTATCCAAAGAAGCCGCTACTTGACCATAGTCCGTAGCCTGTAAGTTCTGCCCGTAGATGTCAGAAAACTTCTGCTCTGCAGGACCTGCTATTTCTTGGATCGCCCTACGCTCTACTGTCGCGGCAATATAATGGGCAGTTAACCACCTTTCGATATTTGTTAGAATAGGCTCATCAAAATCATTTGAAAGGAGCCCTGTTACTACATCACTTGATGCCTGGATAAACGCTTCAATTCGCGCATCACTCAATTCAGTGTCTAAAATGTCTTTTATTTCGGATGCAGTTGTTCTCATAGTGATATAAATAAAAGCTGAGGGAAAACGACAGGATTAATACAATGCCAATAGCAATATAAAAATCCTGCCGCGTGCCCCAGCTGTTGATATGAAAGGCTTACGTCGTTGTTCCGTGAACAATTCCGGTGTTTCCGTTTTGGTCTGCCCTCAGTTGAGGAACCTGAATGGAAATCACTTTGAACTTATTCACAAAGCCGCCTTCTGACGACCATTGAATATTCTGCATTGCCAGGCCCTGTACGATCCGAACTACGTCAGTCGTTTTTTGAACCATTACAACTTCAGAATCAGGAAGCTCATCTACCACAATAATATCATCGATATTATTGATTTTGAGAATACGCTCGCGGATTGTGTTGTCGCCTTTTGCATCGGCATAATCCTGATCCAACCTTGTTTCAAAGTTGGTAGGGATGAACACAGTATACGGGCCGTAGAAGAACTTGTCTATGGCCGCTTGCTTCATTTCCAATACGTCATCGATAATGTCTTTACCGGTGTTAGCGGTATCGCTCCAATCAAGGATAGTATTAGGAATTCGGCTTGGGAAGTTCAGGAAGCTGTAAATAGTGCCCCCACCAAACTTGTATGACTGATCTGCAAACAGCATGCTTTCTTGTTTCTCCATTACACGACGTCCTGCGCGCTCTGCTTGACTTACATCAAGCGGATTGCCTAAGCGTCTGCTTGCTTCCAGTCCTCGTTGGTTAATTGAATAATCAACGTGGATTATTGGAATTGGCAGATACACGGAACTAAACTCCTGTCTGTCATTTTCGGCACGGCTTACCGCGTCCATTGACAACTCAGCAGTCAGAGAATCCCCTGAATCGTGATATTCGAGAACAGTTGTACCCATTGCGTTTCCGAGAGTGTACGTCAGCCCCGAATTAATCAGATGCTGTGTTCCTGTTAGTCGCTGCTCCTTAATAGTAAGAAGCGTTTCATCAAGGGCTTTCCACTCGTCGCGTCTGAGTGTACCCTTTGCGTTGGCTTGGAGTGTCTTCCAAGAATTTGCGTTGGACGGATCGCCGCCTTGATAAACTGTGACGCACGAGCGCCCTTTCTTATCAATAAACGGACGCATCTGCCCAATATTTAATCCCCCATTCCCCATACGCGCAGCAAGTTCGCCTTGTCCGCCGTCGGGTGACATGAGATCTACATTTACATTTGGTCCCATTTGTATCTCCTTATTTGGATATTACGGTTTAAATTCGGCGAACAGCAATACGGTGGTTACTGTCATCGTCTACCACTTTGGCAGACAGTACTTGAAATTGGGCTACACCTGTGCCGGCAGCTTGCAGTTCTCCGTCAGCGGCCACTTCCAATAGATCGCCTATTGCTGGCTCGAGAGCGGAGTCAATTACAGCAAGGACTTCCTCGCCTGGTTGCACGTACGTCGTTTGCACTCTATCGCCTGAAGCGTATGCATCACGAGTCGTTTTGCCTTGCAGTTCGTCCTCAAGCGCAAACATAGTTGCGGCGGGTCCGCCTGCTGTAGCGTTCACTACAACATTCCCGTCTGAATCGAGCGCAACTACTGATCCCGGAAGGATAGCACCCGCTGCCTCGTACTCATTACGAATGTCGGAGTAGCTTTTTAACGAAATTGTTCGGTATGAACTCATTAGTTAGTTCCTCCTTATTGTTTAATAGTTACGCCTGCAGGAAGCAGTTGCTCAACGTCGCCGCCTTGCTCATGCCCTGAGGAGTTGTTTGTTACTACAGGGCCTTGGCCGCTGTAATCTGTTTTCCGGCTTGACTTCTCGATACTCGTAAGAGTCTCGGTGTCCATGCCTTCAAGTTTTTCTTTCGCCCAAATATCCTCGGTGTTAGCCTGGATGGACTTAATCAATTTCTCCCGCTGTTCTTCATAAGCAGTAATGCCATGTTGAACTTTGGCTTTCACATCATCAGACACAATCTCGAGAAGTTTGTCTGTACTTGACAGGTCTTCTGAAAGTGCCTGGAGTGCTTCTTCCCGAGTGATTTCTCGTTCGGGGGCTTCAGTTGGCTCGAACTTATTCAGCTGAGCCTCATTCATTTGAAGCAACCATTCGCGGTCGGCTTTTGTGAAGTGTGTGCGTTCATTGTTGACCAATGATACCACCTTCTCCATAACGTCACCCGAAGGTTGCGTGTTTTTAGAATCGGACATACCGTCTATCTCCTTTTGGTTATTGTTTGTTTCAAACTTCGTGCGTTTCATGGAACATCCACAATCGCTGTTATTAGAAGTTTCATCACTATTTTCTTGGTTTCGTTGCACAGGGCGATATTCAACATATTGTATTACTTCTTGTTCGCCTTCCAACAACGTGATGTCGTCGTTATCCTCATTATAAGAATAATTTTGCTTATAATAGGTCTCTGAATTCCTGTCGCGATCACTCACTTTGTACACAAAATGATCATCGTACAATTCTTTCAGATAATACATGCGTGATTCCGAATCGCGCCGGTTCAGCATTGACTGAACTTTTTGGACAAGGTTTAAATACCCTGCCTCATTAGACTGCAAGCCGTTTTTCACGCCTACACCTTGTCTGATTTGTTCTTTGTTATCACTCATTTCATTTGATTCCTCGTTTTGGTTGGTTCGTATTCCGCAGCCGTCTGCCCAACTGCATGCTCCCCTATCCCCTGGCAGAAGAGCCAAATGATCAGGATTGTATTCTTGGGTGACAGATTCATATGCTTCGCCTTGCCATTCGCCTGACGTAACTGTGACGCGTGTAATGGCGCCCGTGGATACATCAAGCGGACGGGTTTCATTTAAGTAATTAACAATCTCGGGGTTGATGGCAATCGCTCTTCTTACGTCAACAAACGCATCGGCTTTTAACTTGCCGTCTTCTACCCTGGTGTTGGCCACGTACCCAACTACCCAATGCTCGGGGCGTACAGACGTGACAGACACAAACTCGCCGTCGCTGCTGCGCGGATGCCCTGCTGTTAACGGGGCGCCATTCCAATCAGAGGGGTTTTGGCTGAAATTACTTTGCAAATGTAGGACGGGCCCACCACTTCCATTGTGTACACCCTCTACCATCATAATGACAGGGACAACCATATACTCACGGCCGTTCCTTTGTTCTCGCCGTATTTGGTACGGGGCTTGCGTTTCCGCATGGATTGTGATTTGTTTATGCGTTTTTTCCATAATCGACTATACTCTTCTTTTACAGTTAAGACCCTCTGCGTCTACTTGGCGTATCTACTCCTTCTCTGAACGGCAATACAATACACCTACATAATGGGTGGACAGGAATTAAGTTCTCAGCTTCAGCCAGTGTGTATACCGTGCCTTCCAATCCGTCACATTGTTCACACACCCTGTTATCGCCTGCTGTTCGAAATTCGGCTAGGACTTCTACGCCCTCAACTCCCCAATTCCTGTACTCCTGCATCATTCCTTTGTGGTGTGCTCGGATTGTTTCTGTACGTGCCAATAATTCGGCGCGTCGCTCGGCAGGAATAAATCTGCCCAAGGTGTCTGTCATGCCTAAATCCGCCCCACTCCGTTTTATTGTAGCATTTAACTTACGGGCAAGCAGCCTAGGTCCATCCCCATCAGCTAATCCTTGTGTAAGGACGCGGCTGATGTTTGTACCCATTGCATCCGTAATGCCTTTTAAATCATTAAATGCGCGTGTATAAAGTAACCCGAGGCGGTCAACATGGAATGGCTGACCCATGACTGCTTGAATTCCGCCTTGGGCATCTATGGAAGATATATTCGGGTAGCCTGCTTTCCGTAATTCATAATTAGCACGGATCACGCCTCGTTTGTACGTGTCCTCGAGAAATACATTCTGCCACGCCTCGTTTACAGCCGCCCCTATTCTGTTTCTGTTTCGTGTTTCAAGTATGCCACGATCTATTTGGGTATTGAGCCATTCCATAAACCGCGTCACTTTGTCCTGGCTGCGCGGAAAATCAAATTGACCACGTGACACAGGGGCGCCTACGTTGACAGTCATGTTGCCGATTCCGAATACGTCCTTATTCTGTACGGCATCAAGTATGATACCCCTCAGCTCTCGGAAACGTACACGCATTTGCGCGGCATAGCGCGATCGTAGTGTAGAGGTACGGGTAGGGTCGTGGGCTTGAAGTGCCGACATCCTTGTTCGCGTCTGTACGACTGGATTACACATTTTATAGATCCTGCTCTAATGTAAATTCAAGAATATTGTGAGGAGTCGACCGGAGCTTGGCACCAAAAGCATCCTCGTAACCTTGTAAGTATAAATCTTGATTACTCATATCAATTAATCTTTTTCCAATTTAGCAATTAATAAATCCAACGTGCGCTTTAAATCCTTGTTGGCTTGAATTTGGTCTTGAGCTACCTCCAGTTGCTTCATAGATAAGTAGTGCAACTTATCTGCCTTTTCATCTTTTTCTTTTGTAAGCGTTCGCAAATCTTCCCGTGTTATTTTCTGATACCGCCAGTGGTATACTCCGATTACAATTAATCCAACAATCAAAAGCCCAATTGACAACCCTGCGTCAAATCCTCGGCTAATGATTGCTTCTGCTGAAACAGCAGACTGAGCATATACCCCCGCCCATATCACAATCATATATCCTGTAAAAAACATAAATCCTTGACTCATAAGTTTGGTTTTTCCTTTGGCTTTCCGATTCGTACTATTCTGCGTCGTCTTCTGAGGCTGCCGAACTGCTACTCTCGGATTCCATAAGGTCTTCTTCCAATTCATTTTCCTCCTTCATAAGTTCATCGATTTGATTCTCCTGCATTTTGAGGATGTGCTTGACTTCATTGTCATCCATTCTCAATACATACCGAAGGAATCCTTCCAATGGCACCATTGTCTCGGCCATTGGTTCCCGAGCATATGAAGAAATAGCATTGGCACGTTTTGAACCGACGTCTGCTTTGTCCTTTTCTCCCAATGTAAACAAGTCGGGCCACGTTACCTCATATCCCACATCGAGATCTAAAGGCTCAGGCAACACACCTGCATTCATTAGTGAGGAAATAAAAGGACGGATGATAGTGGGCTCGGCGGATTCAGTACGTCTATCGTGTACCCATTCTTTCCAATGCGATGCGTCTTGTGATGACGCTAATGATCCTTGCTCACTACCCAGTAATATTCTTGCTGGGATTCCTGTGAGCGCGGATATCATTTTAATTTGCACGTCTACATGGCTTGAGGGGTCTGCGATTTGTTGGGCAAGTGATTTGATATCCACACCCTCCAACATCATAAAACGCCTCAAGTCATGCTCATACTCCTTAAGCTGGTCCTTCATTCGGTCTTCTAAATCCTGATCCACTTTGTAATCAGGATTAGCAATGCCTGCGTATCCTGGACGGGCACCCCGCCAAAACATTTCAGCACTACCGCCTACCAGCTTCTCCAAATCAACTAATCTGTTGATAGCTGTTTTTAATACCGGTTCTCCTTCAACCTCGTCTTCTAGCAATTCAGACGTAACATGTACAATCCTACTATGATGGACTACTATGGATGTCGTTTTCTCTTCCTCTCCTGGATGCCTTAGTTTTATGTTGTACAAACGAGGCAATCCATATCGCTCATTTGTAGTATCCTTCTCCCAAGTACTAATGTCCGCGTTCTTTTCGCTTACCACTTTGACGTACTTTAAAGAACGAGTACCTTCCGTTACAGGCTGGCTCCATGTTTGGGCAGAGCTGTCGTCATACCCTAACAGTATCACAGCATAATCACCTAACTGTGACAATCTGTCTACACGGGAAAAGATTTGCTTTAGCCCTAAGCGCTTGTCTAAACGGCTATATTCTTTCTCAAGAGTTGTTTCCTCTTCTTGTTCGGGTTCCGTTATGCCTACGTCTCCCCGCCACGTTGCTTTTACTGGGCGATCTACAATCGCTCGGGCTATATCTTGACGTTTCCATCGGCTAATTAAATCAGGCGATGTAACTTTGTTTGGATACCCAAGTGTTTCATATAAGTTTCTGTCACCTTTATGAGAATAGCCTAATTGTCCTCCCAGCGACAGACGTGACATAAGGGCGGACAGTACTTGGAGCTCGCTGTTCTCCTTGTTGTTTGTGGTCTGCCCGTTTGTTTGTGGTTTTGTTCTATCCATAAATTCCTATCTCGTTTATTAAATGAAAGATACCATTTATTTACCGCAACGAAAAACCTCCGCCAGTCTTTTTTTGAAAGCTCGCGATTATTTCGTATAGCGATTAATAGCTACCTCCTAGGTTTTGGTAGGTAAATTCAAAACCTACGTCTACCTACCAAGCTCGTGCTTTCCTTCTTCTATTAAGCAAAGCAAAGGCGCCGGACGAAGCATCAACCTGATCCTTAAAGTTGCCGTGTGGGAAAAATCTACATTCACTTACATAGTCAGAATTCCAATCGCCTCTAAGCAGGTATACGTTGCGCCAATTGACTTGGACAGAGTAAGGGTCCGCCCTGTATGCTTTATCGCCTGTAGGTCTGTCCACGTGCGTCATAAAGCCCGTTAAGTTCCGAACAGTACTCTCAGCGGATTCCTTCCCACCACTCCCAGGTTCCTGCTCTACCCCAATTTCTACATCACGCCCATCCGCTTCTGCTGTGGCTTTGATTTTGGCTTCCCTATTCTCACTACTATACCGCCCACGTACCACGTCATGAATTAAATACTTGCCTGTAGACAGTTTGGACATTTTAACACCTACGGAATATGCAGGCCCTTTTTGTTTACTGTTATTCTTAGCCTCAGTCCCTGCCTTATCCCAATACCTGACTGTCATTTCAATCTCATGCTGTTGAGGCAGTTGGTCGATTATTTGGAAGTTGTCTACCTTAAACATACCGCCCGAGGGAGGCGTAGGCGACTGCCCAATTTGTCCAGCATACCCGTACTGCCCTAAATCACTCTCGAGATCCTCAAGTGCATCCCACCCCATACGTGTAGGATCCAATAACCCATCCTCGGAATACAGATCAAGATACTCCTCAGGCTTCACTTCTTTTTTGTAGTTACGTATTTCACCTGGGAGGCAAATATGGTCAGTCTTATCGCCCTTCTTTTCAATGTGGTGTCCTGTAGGGTCATTCTCATGCAAACGCTGCATAATCATAACCATGGGAGATGTCCCCTTGTGGATTTTACGTGTAGGCAGAGTACCGTCCATCCAATTGTTTGTGTTCTCAAGTTGTACGGGGCTGACTGCCTGTTGAGGATTAATCGGATCATCCACTAATATGATATGCGCGTGAAAGCCCGTTAGTGATCCTCCTACGGAGGTACTAAACCTAGACCCTCCTTGCTTTACCCTTTCCTTTTGTCCCGGGCGGCGGCCCAGTGATTTTAAGATCTGGAAATTAGATTTCTGATCCTTGTCGGGCTTGATGCTCAGCTCAGGGTAGCACATCTGGTACCTTTCGGACCTGATTAAATCACGACTCGCTTCCGCGGACTCTAAACTCAGGGTGGCTGCATAGGACAATCCGATAAACTCCATCCAGTACCATTTAGTCCAACACCAGGCAGGAAACATAATCATTACAATAGTAGTCTTGGACGTACCAGGTGGGACGTTTACAACTAAATCTTTAATCAGTTGTTTTTCTTTTCCGGGTTTCTTTTTCTCTGCTACTACCCGTTCTGCTTTCCTTTGTAGTGTGTCACATAATAGCTTAATGTGCCAGTTAGGCTGGAAGTCCTCAGCACTCACTTCAGGCCACATAAACAATAGGAACTCATAGAACGATCGATTATTTAACTCACGTTGCGCCAATAACGGAACGTCCATCAGTTTGTTTACTACTTTCTGCTTCGGGTACTGTGTGCGTATTAATCGCTTTTGTATGGTAGGCGTCATTCTGATAGTTGTGCTTGTTCGGCTTGCTCTACCTTTTGGCGGAGCCCAAGTTTAGCCAATAGTTTCAGTTCCTCATTAGTGTACGCCTCTCTGTCTGTAATCATATCCATTACAGACGTTACGTCAATCTCGCCCGATACCAAGTGAGCGTGACGGTGTTCGTGATCCACTTTAATCGATTCACCCCAAGTTGCTTTATTGCGTACACCTAACCATTTAATGAGGGCTTTGGTATCGGGTTGGTATCTCTTTGTATATGGCTGTTCAATTATTTTGTCGTAGGACTTCTCGTATATCAATTTACCGTCAGCATCATATTCCTTCTCAGTGACTCTTGATTTAAAGAACTTGATGCCTGGCTGTTCTACTTGGCCCATCCCTACTTTAAACAGCATTTTGGCAGCATCCGCATCCGCATACTCTCGTCCTTGTTCTAATGCCTCTCGGAAGTCCTTATTTGTTTTCTGCCAATAATCTACCGTGTCAGGTGATACACCAAAATGTTTGGCTAACTGCCAATTGGTTAACCCTAGCAGGCAGAACTTGTATGCCTGTTCTACTACATCGGGTGTACATTGTGATTTAGGGCCTGGCTTTCTTTTGACGGGCTTGGGCGGAGTAGTTGTTCGTTTCATAATAGCGGGGATTCTGTTTTAATTCTCAGATCCGAGACGGGCTCGGGCACCTCATAACATACCTAAAAATATGATAAATGTCTGTCTAACAGAACTGAAGCGGATTATATTGTTTTAAAAATATTTGTACTTTTTTAAAATAATGCTTGACTTTAAAAGTAATCAGCCTTATTATATAAGTGAGTTAAATAATAACAAAACGGACAACACAATGAGACAGCAAGCATACTTAATAGTTTTTGACACAATCAAAGAATTCGAATGGACAACAGCTGATCGCGATATGCTCCTCGCAGCATACTACCAATCAGGCACACCAGAAAGAATGACAGGTCTCATCCGTGCAGAATACAAAGCAGAAGATCTTGCTTGGGATTGGGAAATCAGAGCTGAAGTATCACGTTTCTGCCAAGCAGTTTACCGAAAAATAAGCAACGCATAATCCTAACGCCCCGAGAGGGGCTTTACTTTAAAAAATTCTACCAACTATGAAAATGACAGACAGGAGGACGCTTAGACGGATTTCTGTCAGTTTATAAAAAAAGTAAGAAATTTAAAAATAATGGTTGACTTTAAAACTAATCAATCTTATTATATAAGTGAGTTAACAATTAACAACACAAACAAATCCTACCAACTATGAAAACGATGACAGAACAAGAATTATTTAATGTACCAGTTCCAACAGCAACAGAAAGTTACGCGCCGGTCTCCCACGAAGCGGTTGTAACAGGAATTGAAACGGAATTAGATAAGGTTGGCTTATCTATAGACAATCGCAACTACCAATACATCCGAGGCGGGGAGCGGGTTATTGGAACATTTGATGTTGCAACAGGTGACGACGAATTCAATTACAGAGTCGCATTCCAAAACAGTTACGACAAGTCAGTTAGGCTTGCCTTTGTAGCAGGCACATCTGTTATGATTTGCAGCAACGGAATGATACTTGGTGATGAGAAATTTGTACGTAAGCACACAGGAACAGTGAACGCAGAATTCCAAGAACAGTTGAAAGTGACTGTTGGTAACTTGGACAACGTGTTGACAACTGCT